CTTCGACGGCCTGGTCACGCGTGGCGGCCGCCTCCTGCCGCTTGAGGTTCAGTAGCTGCTCGAGCCGGCGCGCCAGGCCGTCGAAGCCCTTCGCCCGTGCGTCCTCGATCTCCAGGATGTCGCGTGCGTACCCGCGCTCCTCGTCAGACAGCGTGGCCATCCACTCGCGCGTGCGCACGCTCTGCTCGAGCGTGTCCCACTGCTTGGCCAGGTCGTCCGTCTCCTGCTGCGTGGCCACGAGGCGCTGCTCGAGCACCTCGCTGGTCTTGGCTTCGACGCGGTTGCGCGCCTCGGCCGCGGCCGCGACCTTCTGAGCGTTGGCTGCGGACGCGGCTGCCACGTCGTCCAGCATCGAGAGCCACGCCTCGCGGGCCTCGCCGGCGGTCCGGATGCTGTCCGCGCCCGACTCCTGCCACGACTCACCCAGTGCCGCCACGTCGTCAGCGAACTGGTTGAAGTTGTCGTCGAAGTCGAACTCGACGCCGGGCAGCACCTCCGCGATCGACACGAGGCCGTCCACGACGCGACTGATCGCCTGCAGGATGATGCCGAAGCCGCGCGTGATCGAACCCACGAGGAACTCGAACACGCCCTTGGCGATCTTGAAGGCCTCCACGAGCCGCCCCGTGCCGTCGAGCATCCAGCGGATGACGGCCAGCACCTTTGGGCCAACACCCTCCCCAGCCGTCGCCCACTCCACGAGCTTGGTCGCGACGGCCTCCACGTACGGGGCGAGCTTGATGACGGCCTGCCGGATGCCGCCACTGATCATGTTGCGCACGCGCGTCAGCGCATCGTTGGCCGCCTCGACCTGCGCTCCGTCGATGCGGCTGAACGAAAGGCCAAGCCGGTCCGCCTCCTCGCGGGCGCGCATGATCCCCTCGCGCCCCTGGGACATAAGCACGAGCAGCTCCTGCCCGGAGCGCCCGAAGATGGCCGCAGCCGACGCGGCCCGCTCGCTGGCCGTCGCCTGCTGGTTGATCGCCTCGGCGATCTCCATGAAGGCCGCGTCCGCGCCCATGTCCGCCAGCGCCTGTACGTCGAGCCCGAGCTTCTCGAAGGCCTTCGACTGCTCGGTGATCCCGGTGACCGCGTCGCCGATCGTCCGGTTCATCTTGCGCAGGCTCTTCTCGAAGGCCTCCGAGGACGTGCCCGCCAGCTCCGTGGCGTGCTGCATCTGCGACAGGAACTCGGTCGAGGCGCCGAGCTCGTCACTGAGCTTGGAGAGCCGGTCGATCGTGCTGGCGCTCTTCGCCGCCAGCACCGTGAGCCCGCCGCCGGCGAGCGCCGTGGTGAGCGCCCCCACCTTGGCCAGAGGCGCCGCCAGGCTTCCCAGCTTGCCCGCCCAGTCCTTCGTGACGGATAGCGCCTTGCGCATCCCGGCCTCGAAGCGGTCGGTCTTCGCAATGACGCTGACAGCGAGGGTCGAGATGACGGCCACGCCGCGATGCTACCCGGTGCCGGTCGCTGCGCGGTGCGTCGTGACCCAGCCCTCGAGCTTGGCCATGACCGCGGCCCGCCCCGGGTAGCGCCTGGCCTCAGCGGTTCGCCACCACCCCGGCATGAAGTCCTCGATGCGCGGGGCCTTGCCCTTCACGCGCCCGAGGGCCCTGGCGAGCTGGTGGAGCTCGAAGCGGAGAGCCGCGAAGCGGAAGTCCTCCCGCCACGGTCCCACAGGCCCCTCGATGCGCTCGTAGGCCAGCAGCTCGGCGAAGTCCCGGCTGGTGAGCATCGCCTGGAGCTGCCGCACGGGAATGCCGTACACGACGCTCCAGCGGATCCAGGCTAGGCGCTCGGGCTGCTGGCCTCGGAGTTTCCCGCCGTCTCCTCGACGGCCGCCTCGCTCATGCCGTTGAGCTCGGACGCCACGTCGAACAGCCGGTCGACGACCATCCCGCTCTTGGCCGCGATGACCGCGTTGCCCTTGCGGAAGTCGGCGAACAGGGGCGTCCGGTCGTCCTCGCCCTTGCACAGGCACTTGCTCACGAGCCGGGCGCGCATGTTCGCGAGCATGGCCACGCCGGCGTCGTCCGCCTGGCTGAGCTTGCGCAGCGACACGTTCTCGCGCTCGAACTCGTCGCGCTCGCGGGCCGTGAGGCCGCGCACGAACACGTACGCCTGCGCCGGGTCGCTGCCCGCCTCCGCCCACTCCGGGACGTGCACCGGCCGCACGGGCAGATCGCCGGCGGCCTCGATGGCCTCGATGCTCAAGCTCTTCACGGGACGCCTCCACCGCCGCAGGCCGCGGCGGCCCTGAGACTATCTCAGGCTGCGTCGCGGCGCCAGGCTACGAGGCCGCGGTGCGCGTGATCGAGCCGCTGACCTTGAGGCTCACGCTGGCGGTCATCTTGCCGTCAAGCGGGCCGGTCGGCTGGTACGCCGTCATGCCGCCGGTGAACTCCCACTTGGCGCCGTTCGAGAGGCCGGTGGGAACCGGGTACGTGATGCGGATGGTCTCCGGAGCCGCGTGCAGCGGAGGCACGTCGTCCGGGTCGAAGTGAATGTCGAAGCTGGCCTCGCCGCCATCGACAAGCCGGCTGAACAGGAAGGGCTTGTTGCCCCACTTGCCCGCGCCCGGGTTCACGCCCGAGCCCTGGTGCGACGCATCGAAGGTCTCGCGCGACGCGCCCGGGGGCTGCACGTCGAGGATCTCGGCCGCGAAGCCAGACGTGAGGAACTCGATGGTGATCCCGGTCCCGAGGTCCGCGCCCATGCCCATGCATCACCTCCGTGGCGATCAACGGTACCAGACCGCGACGCCCATCCTACGCACCGGGCGCGGGCCTTCCGCGCCGTCGTCCTCGATCGCACCGTCGTCCGACGGCAGCTCGCACGATACCAGCCGGATCCAGACGTCGCCGACCTTGACGTTTTGCCGGCGGTTGATGAAGCGTCGGATCGCTGAGATCACCGCTGCGGCCTCGCCCGGGTCCTTGCCCACGGCCCTGAGAGTCAGGTCGGCCCGCTCGAGCTGCGACACGCCCGTCTGATGCGGGGCGTCCTCGCCGCCTTCGTTGACGTACACGACGTAGGGCACACGAGCCTGCTGCGGGGCATGCATGTGCCACATGCGGAACTCGACGCCCGTGCCGAGCAGCGTGCGCACGTCCGCGCCCTGCTCCGTGAGATCGCGCAGCGCCAGCTCGACGGTCATGGTCAGCCCCTCCCGACGGCGTCGAGCTCGGCCCGAAGCGCCGACCGGATCGTCCCCAGGATCCGGTCACGCCGGCTGTCGAATTCCGGCTTGAGGTAGGGCCGAGCCGCGATGTGCTTGCCGCTGCGCTTGTGCAGGAAGCCCTGGTGGATGGCAGACGGGTAGTAGCCCGAGGCCTCGCGCGGGATCCCCATCTCCGCCCGCGTGCCCGTGCGCACGTAGTAGGCCAGGCCGTGCTTGCGCCGGACCTTCGCCTTCCGCAGGCGGAGCCGGCGAGCCATCTCGCCCGAGCGCCGAGGCGCGGCTGCGCGAGCCGCCTGCAGCACCTCCTGCAGGCCAGCGCGCATGGCGCGCCCCAGCACCTTGGCCTGGAGCTTGGGCTCGAGCGCCAGCAGGCGCCGCTCCAGGTCGCGCTCCCCGAGCACGCTGATGTCGAAGCCGACGCCGGTCACGGCCCGAGGCTCCCGTCCACGACCGCCGTGCAGAGAAGCTCGTGGTCCACCTCGCGCTGCAGCACGCTGCGCAGGCCCGTGATGCGGAGCCACGTCCCGTCGGCCAGGCGCCCGACGTGGGCCATCGTGAGGCCCTCCAAGAACCGGATTGTTATCCGGTACTGCTGGCGCCCCTCGAGGCGCTGGGCAGCCTCCGTCTCCTGGCCCGAGAGCGGCACGACGTCCGCCCAGCGGCCCACCACCCACGGTGCGTAGCCGGAGATGGTGGGCGCCCCCGTCGAGCCCGTCCCGCGGATCGGCTCGTACAGGTCGAGCAGGTGACGGAAGCGCCCCCGCCGCACGAGGCTAGGCGTGCTGGACGCCCGTCGCCCAGGTGCGGATCTTGACCGCGTTGGAGCCCGAGCCGATGCAGACCGGCGTGACCCAGGCGCCGGTCCCGAGGTCGCCCTCGGGCACGAGCTCGCCAGCGCCGCCGACGTAGTACGTCGTGCCGGCCGCAGGCGCCGCGCCGGCACCCAGCACGAGCGAGCCGCCGACCTGCACGACGACGCGCTGGCCGTCCGCCGCCGCCTCGCTGACCGCGATGCCGCGAGCTGCAGCCGCAGCCTCGCTGGTGTTGACGCCGGGCGTCCACTTGAGCGTCGACGCGTTCTTGTAGACCTGTTCGCCGGGCGTGATGGCGCCGCTGGCGGGGCCCTCCTCGAACACGGCGTCGCTGCCGGGGATGACCTGGGCAGCAGTGATGGTGAGCGCAGCCATGACGATCTCCTCTACACGGGGATGATGCGGCGGGTGTGGAAGGCACGCTCCACGCCGAGCGGCAGCTCGATCGCCGAGGTCCCCACGATGACCGCCTCGCGGTTCTCGTACAGGTGCCCCAGCAGGAGCAGCAGGCCGCCACGATAGACCGCCGGCACGGCGGAAGCCGCACCGTAGCCCGCGGCATACGTGACGGTGATCGGGTAGGCGCGGCCGGTCTGCAGACCCGAGGGCCATTCCTGGTCAGGCTTGAGCACGAGGGCCGGCTCCCACTCGCCGTGCACGAGCTCGTACACGTCCGTGCTGACGGTCTGAACCACGCCGTCCTCGTCGATGTACGTGACCGCGACCGCCGCCCCAGCGATCACCGGAGGCTTGTGCAGGTAGATGACGCCGCCGGCCGGCCACGCAGCCAGGCGCAGCTCGAGCGTGCGCGTCACCCACGAGCGCCCCGTCTCGTACTCCCCACTGTCCGTCGCGGCCTGGATGAGCAGGTCCACGATCGAGTCGTCGAGCGACTCCTGCTGCTTTACGTGGAGCTTGGCAAGCTCGCGCGACACGGGCAGCTCCGCCGGCGCAACGGATACGGACACGATGCCGGGCGTGGGCTTGCTCACGGGGCGATCCTACTCCGAGGGCCTGAGACACGAGCGGCCCCCGGCGTCGTCCGCCGGGGGCCGCAGGGAGCCACGAGGGCGCGCTCCTCCTCCAGGTCCTAGACCTTCGCGTCCTCGCGGTCCTCGAGCAGCGAGCCGTAGCGCAGGTCGCCGTGGTGGTAGTACGCCGACAGGTAGTCGGCGTTGGCGCCCGGGCTGGCGCTCTTCACCTGGACGTAGGCGTAGTTTCCGTTCACGTCCAGCTCGTCGGACTGCACCTCGATGACGTAGAGGGCGTTGGCCGTGTCCACGTCGAAGGTGTTGCTCGCGACGGCCACCTCGGAGAACAGGCCGTTCGTCTTCTTCCAGACGCGGGTCATGCCGAGCGCCTTGTTCCCCGTGCCGGCCGCCGCCGTCGCCTGCTCGAGCGTGATCGCGCTGGACCCGCCAGCCCACGCGCCCGTCTGCAGGACGATCAGCATGCGATGACCGACCATGCGGTTCCAGGCGCCGGCGGTCGCCGCACCCGTGATGTTGAGCGGACCGAAGGCGCGCTCGGGGTCGCACCGCTCGATCAGCCTGCTGGAGATGGACATCGTTGGAATCCTCCGTGCTGGGGCCGTGCTGGCCCGACGCGACTGCGCCGGGCGTCAGCTACTACCGGGCGGCCAGGTTGACGAACGGGCTGTAGGTCGTGGTGCCCTTGAACGCCGTGAGCGGCTTGACCGGCCAGGGCTGGCCGTCGATCTCGAAGCGGAAGCGCCACGCGTTCTCGCCGTAGTCGAAGCGCAGGTGCATCGACATCGCCGAGTCCACGGCGCCGCGGATGCCGACCGCGTAGCTCTTGAGGTCCACGAGCGAGATGTCGCCCAGGTCGCCGAGCGTGTCGGCGTACTCGATGACGCGCACGGGGCGCCCGCGCAGGCGACCGTTGGGCACGTCGGCGATGCCGCCGGGCGGCATGTAGACCGGGCTGGAGTCTCCGCCGAAGGCGAGGTTGAACAGCTCGGGCTCGCAGTCCTGGTTGACCATCCAGGTCGCGTTCTGGCGGCTGCGGGCGAAGCAGCGGTTGTACATCTTGTCGACGTTGGCCGTCACGATCGTGTCGTTGGCCTGGCCGCTCTCCTTGGCCACGGTCACCATGGCCGGCGAGCTCTTGTAGCCGCGGGGCTTGCCCACGCCCGAGCCCTCGACGATGGCGTCGTTGGAGAGGAACACGAGCTCCTCCTGCGCGCCGCGGGTCAGGAGCTGCGTGAGGGCCGTCGGGTTGGCCTTGTAGATCTTGTCCGTCGCGTAGACGAACACGTACAGCTCGTGCGGCTCGAGCTTGAGCTCGCGCAGCTTGACCTTCGAGCCGGCCATCTGGTCCGCCTCGGCGCGCCAGTAGCCGCGGATGCCGCCGAAGCGGCTGCCCGTCGCGCGGCTGGTCTCCGCGTTGGCCAGCAGGGTGAGCGACTCGCCCTCGACCGTGTACACGTCACAGTCGGCGAGCAGGGAGTCGGGGCTCTTCTGCAGGCCGTCCCAAATCTCCGTGGAGAACTTGGGCGGCATGAACACGCCGATCTCGGACGGGTCCCCGGCGCCGAGTCCGCTGACCGAAGCCAGGAAGCGCAGGCGCTCGTCGTCGGCGACGACCGTCCCCTGGGACACGCCCGTCTTCGCGGCCATGGCGAACTCGCCCAGGCTCGAGAAGCCGCGACCGGGGTCGGCTTCGAAGCCGTGCTTCCCCACGGAGGCGCGGGTCGTGCCGTCGCCGGCCGGGGCGACACGGCGGCCGCCCTTCTGCGCGCCCACCTTCTCGAGGCGCTCGTCCATGCGGGCGCGCAGCTCGTCGCGCTGCGCGGCCTCGGCACGCGCCTCCTCGATCGACGTGTCGAGCGTGGAGATCTCGTCGAGCAGCTTGCTCGAGGCCTCGGCCTCCTCGACCGTCAGCGTGCGCTCGCTCTCGTCGCGGGCGTTCGCGCCCGAACGGATCTCGGCGAGCTGCTCCAGCAGCGAGGTACGGCGGGCGAGCATCTCATGGAGGTTCACGGCGGCCTCTCCCTTAACGAGAAACGCCCGAAGCCGCTGCACCACGCGTGCAGAGGATCCGGGCGCTTCGGCGTCGGTGTGCCCAAGCCGCGTCGGCGGCGGGCGGTCAGGGGAGATTCAATGCCGGCCGTGAGGCGCCGTCAAGGTTCGCGTTTCCCGGGCAACAGTCTCAGCGGCGGGGCGTCCGCCGGCCGGCCCAGCGCACGAGGGCGCGCACGAGCCCAGCCACTGAGATCCCGGCGCCGTCCGCCTCGAAGCGGAGCTGGTGGAAGATCATGGGCGTCAGCCGGACCGGGACCCGGTGCGGGCGACCGGCCGCGCACGGCCCGTCGCCGGCTCGCAGGTCCGCCGCCCACACCTTCGGCCGCATCCACACGTAGCACCACACGACGCTGCCCAGGGCGTCCCCGCGCGTCTGCCCGTAGCTCGAGCACACGAGGTCGAGCTGCTCGAGCTCCTCGTCCGACAGACGCACGGTGAGGACGGCGGTCTTCATGCGGGCACCTCGTAGGGCAACAGGCGCCGGCGCAGGCGCAGCCCGTCCGTCCCGCTGGTGTGAGCCTCGATCGACACGGCCACCTTGGTGACGCCGGGATCCCTGCTGAGGACCGGCGTGACGTACACGAGCCCGCGCATGCTGACGAGCCACACGTGCGGGGCCTTGGCGGAGGCCTGCTCCGAGCCGGCGATCAGGACGCGCCTGGGCGACGTCGTGCGCGCCGCGATGACCTGGGCGACGGTCGGGTCCCCCGAGGGCCTCGAGCAGCGCAGCAGGACGCTGTCGCGACGCCAGCGCTCCACGTCCGACCCGATGATCATCGAGTCCACGGACCACGTCCCCAGGTTGCGCCCGAGGAAGGCGACCGGCGCCTGCGTGTCGCGCAGGAGCTCCACGAGGGCGTGGTGGCCCGGCGCTCGGGACAAGCCGCGCTCGCGCACGTCGGCGCGCTGCACGACGCTCCAGTGCACGGTGACCGCCTGCCCGGCGAGCACGCGCCGACGCTCGTCGGCGTCGAGCAGGTCCTCGCCGTTGGCCGCGAGCAGGTCCTCAAGAGGGCCCTCCCATTCCAGGGCCCCGTTGTCCAGGTCGCGAAGCGTCACCCAGGGCGAGCTCATCGCGCACCGCCCTGGCACGAGGCCTCGGCGAGGATCGACGCCTGGCGCAGGAAGGCCGCCGCGACGTCACCGTTCGTGACCGGCCCGCGACGGCGCAGGGAGTCAGCGCGATCGACAATTACCCGGGTGAACACCGGCTGCGCGATCGACGCTCCACGCTCCATGCGAAAGCCGACCCTCGCGCAGTCCACGAGCATCGACGCCACGCGCTGCATGACGTGCCCGACGCCGCCGGCATAGAACCAGCCGCGCACCTCGATGTCTCGCAGCTCGACGGTGAGGGCCTCGAGGGCGTCACCCAGCGCCTCGTGCGTCTCGCGGTCGAACAGCGACGCGGCCGCCTCCATGACAAGGTTGCGGGTCTCGACGGTGAGCTTGCTCAGATCAGACATGGCTTCGTTCCCTTCGGGTTGCGCGGGCCAGGCCGACCCGCTCGACTGACAGAGAGTGGCATACATCCGCAGGCCGTTCAAGTCCCGGGAGGTAGGTTTCTTTACCTACCCCCCGGGGCCTTGGCCTGCGGTCAGATCGCGCCGGCCGCGAGCGGGTGCCGCAGCAGGATGGCCGTGGCCTCCATGAGCTGCGCGAGGACGTCCACCGGGAGGCCGCACTCCTGGCGCTCGGCGCCGCGGATGCTCGTGTCGCGGGAGAGCTCGTCCAGGCCGTTGGCCACGAGCCGGACGAGCACCGCGCGAAGGTCGCCCGAGCCGAGCTGGCGGGCGAGCTCCGTGGCGAACCACGGGCCGTGGACGCGCTGGTCCAGGATCGACGCCAGGCGGATCGAGGCGCGCCGGCTGCGCAGGTCGAGGTCGCTGTGCTCGAGGGCCAGCAGGAGCTGCGCGAACGGGAGGCTGTTGCTACGGGTCGTGGTCTTCATGGCTTCGTTCCCTTGGGCTGGGCGAGCCAGGCCAGGCTCGCGACGTGAGGACTGTGGCATACGTCCGCAGGCCGCGGCCAGTCAATTCCGCGCCGGATTCCGCGATTACGGGAAGTCCGTATTTCCCGGGACCTACGCCTGGAGCGGGCCGTGCCGGGGCCGATGGACGTCCCGAGGCGCCGTGTCCCCGCACACGGTGCACAGCGGCATCCAGGCGCTCGAGGGCCCCAGGCACCGCACGCACCGCCCTGCGGCCACGTTCTCCGCCTCCCGGCGGAGCGCCGGGGCGCGGGCCTCGAAGGCGCCCAGGGCCGCACAGGCCGCCTCGAGGTCGAACGCTGTGTGGCCCTCCTGCCAGGAGAGAGCCAGGTAGTAGAACACCCGGCGGTCCGGGCGGGCCCAGGCCGTGACGGTTACCCGGTCGTCGTCGACCCGCCACAGGAGCCGCATGTCGCGCCAGAGGCCGCCCGGCCCGAGGGCCTCGGCCAGGGGCACGGACCACGCGGGCGCGGTCACCGCCTGCGGGCCTCGCGCGTGCGCACGTCCACGTCCGCCGTGCGGCGGCGGGCGGCCTCCCTGCTGGCCACGACGTCGCGCAGGCGAGCCATCGCGCCATCGAAGCCCTCGACGCGATCGATGAGGCGCAGCCCCATGGCGTCCTCGGCGATCCATTCGCGCCCGTCCGTGACGCGGGCGAGCTGCGCCTCGCTGAGGCCGCGCCCGCGACGCACGCCGTCCAGGAACCCCTGGTTCAGCTTGTGCACGAGCTGCTGGAAGTGCTCCAGGTGCTCCGGGAGGATCGGCGTGCCCATCGAGCCCGCGCCCTTGTACGGGCCGGTGCTGATCAGGTGGACCGCCATGCCCTCGGCCTCCATGGCCTTGGACGCGTCCACGAGGACCGCGTAGGTCCCGATCGAGCCGACGATGGCGGCCGCGTTCGCGCTCACCTCGGAGCACTGCGACATGACCCAGCAGCATGCGCTGCCGCCCAGGTCCTCGTAGTAGCCGTGGACCGGCTTCCGGCGGCGGGCCGCGTACACGTCGTCCGCGAGCTCCTGCGTGCCGGCGCTCTTCCCGCCCGGGCTCTCCGCCAGCATCATGACGCCGCGCACGTCCGGGTCGTCCACCGCCGCACGGATCTGGCGACGCGCCTGCATGGTGCTGCAGCCGCCGAACTTGCTGCGGCCCTTCATCATCGGCCCGCGGATCTCGATTACCGCGATGCCATCGCTGGTGATCGCGTAGGGCTTGTCATCCGAGGTCGCCACCCCCGAGCCGGCCGCGTCCGCCTCGAAGGCGACCGCCAGCCCCGAGGCCGGGCGCCACGAGCCAGCCACGACGCTCCCGGGCGACCACAGCCCGCCGCGGATCGCTGCGACAACCTGGCTGAACCACGTCGGCTGGATGGCCCACAGCCCCATGTGGTTCTCGAAGCATTCAGGCGTCTCGACGATCGGCATGCTGCCCTCCCCGAAGCTCGGCGAGCCAAGCCTCGATGTGCGCGTCAACGGTACCCTGCCCCGGCCAGGCCCCGCCCTTCATGGCCTCGATGCAGCCAGCCGCCGCGAGGTCGCCCAGCTCCGAGCACCACGAGCCGAAGCCGGGGGTCGCGCGCACGCTCGAGCTGATGCCGCCGAGAGCGGAGTCCAGCACGCGGGGCACCCAGCCCCCCTGGCTGGCCACCCACTGCCCGAGGCTGCGCGCCTCCTCGTGGGCCCATCGCACGTAGCCGACCGGGTCGCTGTCCGCCGAGGCCTTCGCCCGTCGACCCGCGGCCAGGACGAAGCGACGCATGCCGCGGCCGGCCACGTCGGCCAGGCTGGCCTGGAACAGCTCGAGAGCCGCGGCCTGCGCCGCGGAGCCCGACCCGTCCGTGTCGTCGGCCGCGCCGTCATCCGCCGGCGGGTCGCCGCCGTCCGCGCCGTCGCCCGCCGGCGGGGGCGACGGCGGAGCGGGCGGAGCGGGCGGAGCGGCGCTGAGCGCCGCCAGGCTCTCGACGGTCCGCATCGCACCCTGGAGCCACAGCGAGTCTGAGCCGGGCTTGTTCGACCGCGGGAGGTCCTCGAGGCCGCGCATCTCATTCAGCGTCATGCCGCCCGTGCTGACCATCGTCCGATAGCCGTTGGTGCGGCTGGTGAAGTCACCGCGCATGAGCGACTGCACGACGAAGTGCGCGTAGACGTCGCCCACCCCGTCCGGGTCGCCGAGCACCTTCGCGTCGTACTCCCGCTCGAAGCGTATGACCCACGGCATGAGGCAGTCGCCGACGTACTCGATGCCCTGGTGCTCGATGTTCGTGTAGGTCGCCCGCGTGAGCTCCGCGACCTTGTGCGGCGGCATGCGCGTCCAGCGGCAGAAGCGGACCACGGAGAGCTGCTCGCTCTCCACGAACTGCGCGTCCTTCGGCGGCACGGCCGTGGGCTTCCACGACATGCCCGACTCGAGGATCACCGGCTTCCAGGAATTGCCGCCCGAGCCGTAGCTCTCCTGCCAGCTCTTGCGCAGGCGCTCGAGCTGGTCGGCCTCGAGCTTGCGCGTGTACTCGAGCACGCCGCCGACCTGGGTCCGGTTGGCGTAGAAGCTGCCCGCGAACTCCTTGCGCGCCGCCGCCTCGCCGAGGTCCTCCTGGGCGAGCTCCACGATGCCGTACCCACGCACGCCGTCGAAGCCGACGCCGTGGATGTAGAACATGTCCTCCCAGGGGATCACCACGGCCGGGTTGCCGTTGAAGCCGTGCACGAGGGCGTACACCCCGCCGGCGTCCTCCTTGATCTCCACGAGCCCAGCGTGGATCGGCCACATGCGAATGGCCTCGCCGCTGTCGCGGTCGCGCTGGATCTCCGCCAGGCCGAAGCCGCGGTGCAGCGCCGAGAGCGCCATGGCCTCGACGAAGGCCTGGTCGCTGATCGAGGGCGAGGCGCGGCGCCGGATGAGCCGCACGGCGTTGCCCTTGGTGATCTTCTCGCTGCCGCCGTCCTCGAGGCGCTTGCGCACCTCGCGGGTCATCTTCCCGAGGTCCTCGGCGATGTTGCGGACGCACGCGTAGTAGCCGTCCAGCGTCAGCGCCTGCTGACCCCGGACCCGCTTCCCGCTCGAGGACACGCGCCCGCCCAGGGCGTCGATCAGCCACTTGTCGTCGCTCAGCAGGTCCGCGGTGCGTGCGCCCGTCTCCGAACGTGCCCCAGCGATCCAGCGCAACAGGCTCATGGCTTCGGCCGCTCCCTCGAGCTGATGAACAGGTCGAGCCAGAGTAGCGCACCGCCCACGATCCACGCCGCCGGTTCATGGATCCGACTGACGCCGTAGACGATCGCGCCCCAGGCGCCGATCGCCAGGGCCAGCCGCACGAGCACGCCGGCGAGGGCCGCCAGCACCTTGAGTCGCTGAGATCTCATAGCGTCAGGAACCCCCGTTCGGCGTACGCGTCGCCGTCGCCCTCGTCCTCGTCCGCCTCGCCGATGGCCATCACGAGCGCCGTGATCGGGTCGATGCGGTCGGAGCTCTTCGCCTTGTCCGGCTTGATGTTCCCAGCCGGGTCCTCGCTGACCATGACGTTGCCGGCGGCCCAGCGCAGGAGCGGGTCCCCGCCGTGGTGCAGCATCCCGCCGAGCACCATGCGCTCGAGCGCCTTGCTGGGGCTGCTCATCGAGTAGTAGCCCTGCCCCACCTTCACGATCTCGAAGCCGTCGCTGGCCAGCTCGGTCACCAGCTTCTGACCGCCGAAGCGGTCGTAGCCGATCGACTCGATGCGGAAGCGGCCGCCCAGGTCGTTCACCATGGCCCGGATCTCGTCGTAATCCTGGATGTTGCCGTCCACGAGGTTGAGCCACCCCTCGTCGGCGAGGGCCAGGTAGCTGATGCCCTCCACGCTCTCCCGCTGCTCGGCCCCGAACCGGGGCGACCACGCGTACAGCAGGCAGGCTACGGCCTCGGGGAAGTAGAGGACGAAGCTGCACAGGTCGCGGTTGCTGCTGAGGTCGAGCCCCCCGAAGCACCTCGCCCCGTCCAGCCCCAGCACCTTGATGAAGTGCTCGCGGCCGTCGCGCCCGTTGAAGCCGAGCCGCGGGTGCTCCATGCGGGGCGTGCCGCACGAGTCCCACAGATCCATCGGGAGCCAGGCGACGTTGCTCTGCGTGCGCCCGTTCAGGCGCAGCCGGATGAAGCTGTTGCGCAGCCGCGGGTTCTGCTGGGCCAGCAGGAACTCGCGAGCGAACTCGTCGCCCTTGATCGAGATGCCCAGGTTGGGGTTGACGAGGACGTGGGCCAGCGGGTCGTGCCAGGCCTTCGCGTCGCGCGTGTCGACATAGTCCTCGAGCAGCCACAGGGCTGGGAGGAAGGCCGGGTCCTTCACGAGCCCGCGACGGACCCGGTCGGCGTGGCGTTCCTTCTCGTTGCAGATCGAGCCCTCGCGGTCGAAGTCGCGCGTCGTGATGTAGATGATCAGCGGCTGGCGCCGCGTGCCCGTCGCCGACGTAAGCGTGTCCACGAGCTCGCCGCCGACCTGGACGTGCAGCTCGTCCACGATGGCCGCGTGCACGTTGAGCCCGTGCTTGGTCTTGCTCTCCTTGGAGAGCGCCCGGTACAGGCTCCCGAGCCGGGCGTACTCGAGCAGCTTCATCGAGTCGCGGGCCTTCACGGCACGCCGGAGCTGCTCGTCGTTCTCGACCATCTTGCGAGCGTGCTCGTAGATGATGGCTGCCTGCGACCTGTCGCCCGCCGCGCTGTAGACCTGGGCCCCAGGCTCGTTGTCGGCCACGAGGCACAGGAGGGCGATGCCGGCCAGGAAGGGGCTCTTCCCGTTCTTGCGGGGCACCTCGATCATCGCCTCCCGGAACCGGCGCAGGCCCGAGCCGTCGGCGCGCACCCAGCCGAACAGGTTCATGAGGATGGCCTGCTGCCAGAGCTCGAGCTGGAAGGGGCGCCCAGCCCACTCGCCCTCGGTCAGCGTCAGGAGCTCGTGGAAGAACTCCACGGCCAGCACGGCCTTGGCCTCGTCGAAGCGGAAGCCCTCCGCCTGGTCCCACGGGTCGTAGAGCGGGAGCAGGAGGATGATCTCGGCCGGCTTGAGGGCGACCGCGCTGCACAGCGCCACCCACTCCTCGTCCGCGCACTTGGCGCGCAGCTCGTCCTCGGGGAGCTCGCCCAGCGGGTCGTGCTTGGCCAGCACGCGGCGGGCAGCCATCCAGCGGTCGGCCTTGGCCTCCGCCTCCACCTTGGCGCGCAGCCGACGATCGACGTCGCCGAAGGCCTCGTCAGCCGGAGAGGAATCGAGCCTTACCGCCACCGGCGTCGCTCCCCTTCGTGTCGCCGGCGCCGGCCTCGATGGCCAGGCGAGCCCGAGCCGCCGGGGTCATGCCGAACTCCCGCTCGATCTCGATCAGGCGCCCCGCGAGCTGGCGCGACTCCTTGGCATGCGGCCAGGTGCGCACGTCGATGACCGGGCCCTGGGGCTCGGCCTCCGTGGGCCGCCCACGCTTGACGAACGTCTGCCCGTTCTCGGCGAGGAAGGCCTCGAGCTCGAGCCACCGCGTCAGGAAGCGGATGTAGCGCGCCAGCGCCGGAGCGTCCTGCGAGCCCACGACGCCCATGGAGTGCAGGCCGGTGACGAGCTTGCGGAACAGCGCCTGCTCGGCCTTCGAGAGCCACGTCGGGGCTCGAGGCTTCTTGCCGTCCGTCTTCGGCTCGGCCCCACGCTTGTAGACCGCCTTGGACCCGCGGAGCAGGTGGAGGCTGGTCGGCTTGGGTACGGGCCCGCGCTTGGTCATGGTCCTACTGCACTGCGCCCCGGACGCGCTTGGCCTTCCGGCCGGTGAAGCGCTCCCAGCGCTCGACGATCTCATCACAGTAGCCGGGCACGAGCTCCACGACGTGGGCCACGCGCTCGAGCTGCTCCGCGGCCATGAGCGTCGAGCCCGAGCCCCCGAACAGGTCCAGGACGTGCCCTCCCTTCGGTGAGCTGTTCACGATGGCCCGGCCGGCCAGGGCCACGGGCTTCTGCGTCGGGTGGATCGGGACGCCCGGGTCGCGTGCCACCTCCCACACGGTGTCGCTGCCATCACCGGCCGACACGACGATCGACTCGCCAGGCTGGGCCCGGACGCTGCGCAGCTTGCGCTTGGGCGGCCGGGGCATGAGGGCGAGCTCGTGCCCCTCGCCGTCGGAGAGCACGAGCCCTGGGCCCAGCACGATGCCCGTCGCCTCCTCGAGGCGCGCCTGGACGCGCCAGACGGTGACCTGGGCCCGGTCGCCGTACCACGTCGGCCGGTGCCCACAGCGGGCCGCGTAGAAGCACAGCTCGTGGCTCCACTGATAGTCCGCCCGGCCCAGGACGAAGGTGGGCTTGGCCCACACGATCTGCTGCAGCTCCTCGAGGCCGACGGCCTTCATGGCGAAGGCGAAGTCCTCGCGCGTCGAGCTGGGATGCCAGACGTACCAAGCCGCCGCCTCCTTGCAGACGGGCACGGCCGCCGCGAACGCACCGCGCAGGAAGCCTGCCAGCTCGTCACGCTTGAGGGCGTCGCCGGCGATGGGCTCCCAGGCCTTGTCCGCCGTGCCCTCGTACTCGACGCCGTACGGCCGGTCCGTGTGCACGAGGTCCATGAGCGCCCCGTCGGCCGCGGCCGCCACGACCGCCGCGCTGGTCGAGTCACCACACACGAGCCGGTGCGCGCCGAGCTGCCAGAGGTCGCCCGGCTTCGTGCCGCGGCTCTTCGCGCCCGCCGCCGTCTGCGGATCCACGAGCGACGACAGGCTGGCCCCGGCCTTCGCGTCCGCCTCCCGAACGCTGCCCTTGAGGCCCGGCATGAGCAGGGCGCTGTGGAGGTCCGGCGCGCCGAGCTTGATCTCCTCGAGCAGCTTGCCCAGGCCCTCGGTCCAGCGGCCCGTGATCGTCTGGCTGTTGAGGGCGACGTTGAGCGCCTTCTCCTCCGTGGCGTCCAGGTCCACGAGGACCACGTCCACCTCGGCCACGCCGTCCTCTGCCAGGATGGCAATGCGCTGGTGGCCGCCCACGATGGTCTCGCTCGAGCCCTTGGGCCAGCCGCGCTCCGGCGAGCGCAGGTTGACGACGGGAGGCTGCACGAGCCCGAAGCGGCCCATGCTGGCGCGCAGGCCCGCCCGCTGCTTCTCGCTCATCGCCCGCGGGTTGTAGCCCGCGGCCTCGAGCTGGCCGATGGTGCGCCGGACGGTCTTGACCCGCCCACGCTGATCACGATTCGAGGTTGCCAAGTAGCGCCTCCAGCAGTGGCACGGGCCACGTCGCTTCGTCCACGTCGTGGAGCTCGTACAGGAGCTCGGATGCAGCGTCGAGCGACGACACGCGGCCCAGCTTCGAGCACACGCCGTCGAGCAGATCCGAGGCGCCCGCGGCCCCGAGGAAGCACCGCGCCATGAGGACCTGGTCGGCCTCGAAGGTGTGCGCGGCCAGCACGGCCGTCGTCAGGTGGACGCACGCCTCCTGCGGGATGCCGGCGGCCGCGGCAGCGTCGCTCGCGGCCATGAGCGACGACGCCAGGACGTACACGGGAGTCCAGCGCAGGAACACCTCGCCCGAGAGCGGGTGCCGGTAGGCCACGGCCCGCCAGGTGTACCCGCCGTGCATGACGTCGATCGAGGCGCCGCCCTCGGGCGGCCAGGTGGCGTCGCTCATGCGCCTGAGACTACGCGGCGGATCTCAGGTGCGCCATGGCTACGCCTCCTGCGTCCTCACCAGCCCGCCCGGCCATGCGTCGGCCAGCGCTGTCGCCACGGTCCATGCGCCGTTGTCGAGCCGGTAGACCTTCACCTTGCCCGCGTCGATCAGGTCTTGGAGGCGCTCCCCGAATCGCTGCACCATCGTCAACGTCGCACGCGTGATCGCACCAGCCGCCACAGTCACGGATGGACTTGATCTGCGCGCCAGCGGCATGAAGTCAAACGTGCGGCCTCCTCCCGTGTCCGGGTCGATCAGCGCGTACCGTGCGTTCGCCTCGGCTCGGTCCGAATCTCGGACGATCAGTAGGTAGGCTCGTGCCCAGGCCATCAGGAGGGCGTTCCGAAGGCAGCGACAGCCCACGCCTTGTACGCGGCACGCGCCGAGGCACCGATGTCACCGGCCCACACCACGACCGCCGACCACGCAGTCCCCGACTCCACGACGTTGCCGCCGGTCGGTGAGGCTCCGATCGTGATGCCTACCATGTCAGCGGCCCCTGGGTTGCCAGAGCCGATTTCGGTGTTGTCGAGGTACTGCCGCGAGGATGCTCCGTTGATGACGGCCAAATGCGCGTGGAGATTCGCGTCGGCCGCGTCGCCCGAGTCGATTACCGAGGTTCCGGCGAACATGGCGAAGTTGCCATTGTTCGCTATGCCGAGGATGTGTCGGCCGCTGGCATCGCCACCATCGATCAACCAGCGGAAATCGCTGCCCCACGACGCAAACCGCGCAACGGCCGCAATCGTGTTGGGCTGTGTCTCAGCGCCACCCGTGAACGACGTGCGCTGGAGGAAGTCGTCGCCGCCCCCGACCGCTGCGCCGCCGCCGTTGATGCCATCCTCGTCGTAGGCCGGTTTCGCGCTCGTCGTGGCCTGCGGGATGTGGTTGCCGTTCCCCGACAGGTCCGACACGTAGCCGATCGGGTCGCCATCGTCCGCGTCGTCGCCTGTCCCGTCGCTCGCCTGCTTGCGAACCGAGAACCCGGCCCGAAGGTCGTAGCCAGCCACGACCGTCCCCATCGACAGCGGCCCCCATAGCACCTCCGCCGCCAACTCGAACTCGTCGCTCCCGCCCGCATTCGTCGCCGTGATCGTGTAGACGTCATCGGCGGCCAGAGCGGTCGGCGTGCCCGTGATCGCGCCCGTGGACGTGTTCAGCGTCACACCCGCAGGCAGAGCCGGGTCCACGCTCCACTCCGTCGCCTCGCCGCCGCTGTTCGTCGGCGTCAGCGATACCTCGGTCACATGCTCGTACCACGTCACGTTGGGCGATGGGTACGTGATGGAAGGCGGTTCGACGGCGCCTCCTCCAGCCTTGCTCCCGCCGAGGAACGCCGGCGCGCAGGTGCATGGCGACGTCGGGTCGCCGGCGACAGGTCGAGCGGGGAACCGCGTCAGCACGGTCACCGCCCGTAGATGAACACCGTCGCCGAGGCCGACGCGCCGCCTCCACCGCCCGAGAGCGTGGCACGGATCTGCAGCCCAGCGGCCAGGCGGAAGCCGGCCAGGCCCGCGGCCGTGAGCGTGGTCTCGTCGCCGACCGCGAGCCAGGTGCCCCCCTCGTCCGGCGAGGCCTCGAGCGTGACCGTGCCGCCGTCCAGGTCGCCCCACACCGCTAACGTGGCCTCTCCGCCGTTCCACCCCTGCGCCGCGCCGCTGGCGTTGGCGTCCTGCTCGTCAAGAAGGATGAGGGCCTTGGCCATCGTGAGCTCCCCGTCGCCCAGGTCCTGAGCGACGGCCGTGAGCCTACCACCGTCGCGCCGGCGCCGAACGACGGGCGTCGCCAGCCCCAGGTCGCGACGCCGTCGCTCGAGAACTCGGCCGACGCCGGCCGCCATGCAGCCCGTCACAGATTGCAATTCCGGCATCGCGCCAGGCGCGGCCAGACGGGCCCGGCGTCGCTCCGACTGCAATGCCGGATGGATCTGCGCAGAGGTCGCCGGACGCGGCGACGGGCGTCGTGGACGCACACACGAGCGCCCACAAGTGCCTGGTGAACCGGCACCTACGGCCGAGTGCGGTTCTCGAAACAGGCGAAAAAAAAAGAGCGAC